CGCTGGAACCGCTGGAAGTGGTACTGCCTTTGGCGACCGAAACGGCTACGAAATAACGCTTTCCGGGATGGAGCCTGACCCGATGTTCCTAATCGAATCAACAGTCTTTACACCTTCGACTAAGCAGATACTCGGTTCGTAGTATCTTCGCATCAGGTTTTCATCATCTGAGGTTTGGGAGGGCAGTCAGCAATGGCTGCCCTTCTTATTTTTACGGCTATGAAGATTTGCATTGTCTACAACGCCCATCCAACCGGTTGCAGTTTCTACCGCCTTGAAATGCCGAACGCTTACCTTGGCGACAACTACCCGGAGTTTGATTACGTCTGCGTTGAGAACATCACGACCATCAGCGACGAGGGACTGAAGTCCATTGACCTGTTTCTCTTCAGCAGGCTTTGGTGTCAAGGCACGATGGAGCAAGTGGAGAATGTTTACAAGGCTCTGACCCAATACGGGGCGAAAGTCATCCTTGACTTGGACGACTATTGGGTCCTTGAAAGCGGTCACATCATGTACCGCCACTACCACGAAACCAAACTCGCAGACGTGATTCGTAAGCACATTAAATTGGCTGACTGGGTTACCTGTACCACCGAGCATCTTGCCTCTTGCATACGGCCTCTAAATGCGAATGTGAGCATTTTGCAAAATGAGCCGTACGAAGCCTATCAGCAATTCATTCCAAACCCAGACGAAGAACCCGACAAGCACCTCGTCAAGTTCGGTTGGTTCGGGGGTGCGCAGCATGGCGAGGACATGGAACTGCTACGAGAAGGGATGCAGAAGTTACGCTGGGACGCAAACTTGGACGGCAAGTACAGGCTCTACCTCGGAGGGTGGAACGACAACAATCCTGTTTACGAGGGCTACGAGAAAATCATCAGCGACCAAGGGAACAATCCGAACTACGGACGCATTCAGGCTGCTGACATCTATTCCTATGTGGGTGGCTACAACTTCGTGAACGTTACCCTTGCACCTTTGCGAGATACCAAGTTCAACAAACTCAAGTCCGAGTTGAAGGTGGTCGAGGCAGGGTGGATGAACAAGGCCATCATCGCATCCGAAACCATCCCCTACACCGATGTAATCAAGCACGGAGAGAACGGGTTTCTTGTGCCTTACAACAAGCCCAAGGACTGGTACAAGTACATCAAGCAACTAATCCTTGACCCTGACCTCCGCAAGGGCTTGGCTGACAACCTAACTGCCGACATCAAGAAGCGGTTTAATGTGGCCGAAACCGCCAAGAAACGGGCCGAACTATACAGGCAAGTCGGGCGCAAATTGTGAAATTCGGGGGCATCGCACATTTACAAGCAGATGCTTTACCTGAACCCTGACACGACCAACACGATTACCGTTACTTGGACCGAGCGAGCCAGCACGGGGAGCAGGTACATCTTGCGACTCACGAGCATTGCCAAGAACACCACGACCGACTATTCCCTGCTGAAATCCGCCAACCTTTCCAACTACACGAATCGCTATGACCAATTTTCGATTGCCGTGGGGTCGCTTGAAACAGGCTCGTATAAGTATGAAGTTTACGATACCAATAGCACGGTTTCAGCAGCCCTTGCGGTGGTTGAAACGGGCTTGGCATTTATCCAAACCGCAACGATAGGCTTTAACACCTACTCCAATTCAATCACTTACAACGTCTATGCCGGGGGCATATTCGACCCAACTTTTGACCAAACCTTTGCCTAATGAGCGTACAAACACGAAGCCAACTCCAAGCGAGTGCATTAACCATCACCAACGAAACCGCTGCCGGGGCGAACACCGCTGCAAGAGTGGGTGGTCTATTTGACGACCTTGCTGACACCGCAACGCTTGACCGGGAGCGAGGCTTTGCGAACCTTTACATTGACACCGACACGGCTTTCACCCCGACGCAAGGGCAAAGAGTCAAGTTGACAAGTGCGATGAAATTGGGCGTTTTGTCAACCTACAACTTTTCAAGGACCACCAATTCGCTGACCTACACAGGCACAACGGGTGCGACCCTTCGCATCGCTGCATCCATGGTCTTGGCGCAGAATAACAACACGCAAATAAAGGTTTACATCGCCAAGAACGGTACAACCATAAACCAGTCAATGACGGACATAACAACGACCCACACGAACGGCCATGCGATTTACACGGAGGCATACGTTACGGGTGCGGTCAACGATGAGTTCAGTATCTATATCTACGCAGTTGATAGCGGTGCAAGTATCACGATTTCAGCCCTTTCATTCACAGTTCATACCCTATGAGCAAGTCAACGCAGCACTTCACCCAATGGCTGGGGATAGAACACAAGGTCCCTGTAATGCTGGAGAACCGCTCCGGCAAGTACATCACCTACGGTTTTGCGAACGAGTACCCGTACTACCTGCTGGACAACTATCGCAGGAGCAGCAAGCACAACGCCATCGTGAATGGCAAGGTAAACTACATCATGGGCGGAGGATGGCAGGCAGGGGATGACTTGACTGTGGAGCAGCAGGCCCGGTTCATCAAGTTTTTCGATGGAATGTCAAGCACCGAGGACCTCAACGACATCACCGAGAAACTGGTCCTTGACTTGGAACTATTCAACGGCTTTGCAGTTGCGGTTACTTGGTCCAAACTTGGGACCATCGCCAAGATGGAACACGTCCCGTTCGAGAAAATCAGGGTTGACAAGGAGGAGAAGATGTTTCAGGTGGCCGATTGGTACAACGACGACATGATGCAGTTGTTCCCGAAGGTGGGCGACATCGAGAAAATCCCTGCATTCGACCCGGAGAACCGCCTCGGAAAGCAGTTGTTTTATTACAGGGTCTATGCAGCAGGCGTGAAGCACTATCCTTTGCCCGAATACATCGGAGGGAACGCTTGGATTGAGGCAGACGTACAGGTCGCCAACTTCCACAACAACAACCTCCGCAACAACTTTTGGGGTGGTTACTTGATAAACTTCAACAACGGCATCCCTACCCCTGAAGAACAGGGCGACATCGAGAGGCAAATCAAGCGTAAGTTTTCGGGAACCGACAACGCTGGTCGCTTTGTGGTTACCTTCAACGACGATGCAGCCAAGGCCCCAACGCTGGAACCGCTCACTCCGAGCGATATGGACAAGCAGTTTGAAATCTTGAACAAGGCTATCCAACAAGAGATATTTATCGCTCACAGGGTTACAAACCCGATGCTTTTCGGGGTCAAGACCGAAGGCCAATTGGGTGGACGCAACGAATTGGTCGAGGCTTACGAGTTGTTCAAGGCAACATATGTGAACGACCGGGTCCGCAAGGTGGAGCGGATGATTAACTACCTCGGCTCCTTCAATGGCGTGGAAGGGATGGAACTTATACCCGTTGAGCCGATTACCGAGCGACTAAGCGAGCAAGCCTTGTTGCAGATAATGACCCAAGACGAATTGCGTGAGAAAGCAGGTCTGCAACCTCTTGAGAAACCTGCCGACGTGGTTGGACCTAACCCCCAACCCGATGAGCAACCGCAAGCCGTGGAAGCATTGCAGAGCAATGACAACATCAAGAAATTGTCAGGCCGTGAGTATCAAAACCTGATGCGTATTGTCAGGCAGTATATGCAGGAGAAAATCACTCTTGAAATGGCTCGGACGATGCTATCAGCAGGCTTCGGCCTATCAGCCCAAGAGATTGACACGATGCTCGGAGTGCAGGCCCAAGAGTTCAGCGAACCGACTTGGGGCGAAGAAGACGACGAAGATTACGGATGGGGCGATGAAGAATTCAAAGTATTGGAGGTCGTTGCCTCTAAGTTTGGATGTCATGCAGATGACTACCACGTGATGCACTCCAAGCCAATGCGGTTCGATGCGAACATAGACGAAAACATCCGCTTGGCCTTTGCCGAACTGGGCGAGGAAGAGGTTGAACTTGACAAGAAGATTGAAGCCTACCGCAAGAAGAACCGGGACGCATCGGTTGAAGAAATGGCGAAAGAGTTCGGTGTCAGCAAGGCGAAGGTCGCCAAGCGTATCGCCTACCTAATCACAAAGGACCGCTACCCTATCAGCCGGGCGGTTGACAACATCGCCAAGGAGAACCTCGCAGAGAGCAAGAAGGCAACCGAGCCTGTCTTGGAAGTCCGCTACAAATACGCTTGGGCCACGGGATTCAGCAACAAGGACAAAGGCTCCAGCCGTGAGTTCTGCAAGGTCATGTTGGACTTAGCCGGGCAAGGAAAGGTTTACACGAGGGAGGACATCGACGGGATTTCTGCGATAATGGGATATTCCGTTTGGAATCGCAGAGGCGGTTGGTATCACACGCCGAGCGGAGTGAATCGCCCCCAATGTCGCCATGTATGGGAGCAGCAACTCGTTATCCGCAAAGGCAATAAAATCAGCAAGGCATGAAGGCACTCTTTATAAGCGAAGAAACGCTCTTGGACAACTCAATAATCAACGAGAACGTATCCTACACCCAAATTCGGCCAACGGTCATCAAGGTGCAGGAGATGCGGATTCAGCCAATCGTTGGCTCTCCGTTGTACGGGGAACTCGTTAGCCAAGTGGTCAGCGGTTCAACATCTGCACTCAATCAAACGCTCTTGGAGGACTACATTCAGCCGGCTATGATTCAATGGCTCTACTACGAGTTGCCGATGGTGTTGGCCTTTAAATACATGAACAAGGGCATGGTCCGCAGAACAAGCGAGGAATCCTCGCAAATGAGCATGGAGGAAATCACCCGGCTAACCGACAAAGTGAAGAACGATGCCGAGTGGTATTCCGAACGCATTACCAGGTACTTGATGGAAAACCGCAACTCCTATCCCTTATGGAACTCGCCTCCTTCTGCGTTGGATACCATCTACCCGAACGCTACCAACTACCGCACCGGGATGGTCCTTGACCGCAACAGGAGGATGGGAATCAGCAACTTGGACTACCCCTACCCCTACGGACCGCTCGCAGGGTGCAACGACTGCTAAGCATGGGAGCGCACAAAAAGAACATACTGAAACTGCAAAACTATGTCTTGGATAAAAATCAAGCAGGCTCTCTTGGACCTTGCAAATGCTCATCCTCAGGTCAACTCCTTCGGGACGGGCGACCCTCTTGCAATCGGCACGGACAACACCATCAACCTACGAACCCCAAGCCGTGAGCGTATCGTCTATCCTTTGGTCTTTGCGGATGTTCAGTCGGCAACTACTGACGCTGGGACTTTGGACCTTGTGGTCGGTGTCTATTTTAGCGACCGGGTGGAGTCCATTAAGCCGATGGGCGGAGTGGTTTCGGGCAGCCCTACGCTGGGCTGGCAGGATAACGAGGATGAGGTTTTAAGCGACCAGTTGCAGATAGCGCAGGACTTCATATCGTCGCTCACAAACGACCCGAACGAGGACTGGACCCTCTCATCCACCGTGAACCTTACGAGGTTCGTAGAGAGCCGAGATGACCGCACGGCAGGGTGGCAGGCGACGATGACCTTTGAGATTCCGTTCGGCCATTCGGTTTGTGAAATTCCGACCTAATAGACATTTACCCTAAAAGACAATTATGCCTACACCCATATTGCAACAAATGCTCGGTCAGGGCGGTACGATGGAGTTCGTTGACGGAGCCGTTAGCGGTAAAGTTTTTGACTTCGTAGTCGTCAACACCGCAGCCACTTTCTCAGTCCTTACGGGAACTGGTGGCGAGAACCTCCTGACTCCTTACAACTTATCGGGCAAATCCGTGTCCGCTGGTATCGTTATCAGCGGTCGCAACGGAGGCAAGATTACTGCCGTTACTCCAAGCGCAGGTTCAGTCATCGGTTACACCTTCCTGTAATGCTGATAGGCTACGGCTACGGCTACCCGACCAATATGCTCCAAGGCGGAGTTGCTGCCGGGGTGTGGGCCTTGTTCAACGCAAGGGCAACCGCTGACGGGGCAACCGCTGCCGAGGCTGCCGTGGATGGATGCCTCTTCAATCGATTTGCAGTTATTTACAACTTCTAAGAATGCCAACCCCATCGCTTATCCTTGTGCCTGCTCGGTTTAAGACGGGCAAACTATACACACCCTTGGCAACGACTTCGGGTGGTGTGGTTCTTGGTGCGTCAGGCGACTTCAATGTTACCCGTGCAACGACTGCAACAAGGGTCAACGCAAGCGGATTGATTGAGGTCGTTGCTTCGGGGATTCCGAGGTTGGACTACTACACCAGCGGAGGAACGGCT